AGGACGGAGGAGCACGAGCTGCTTTGGCCTACCCGCTTCAACCGGGAGTCCGTGGAGCAGTTGAAGGAGACGTTCCGCAGCCAAGGCGGATCCTACGCAGAGGCGGCGCAGCTTCAGCAACGTCCAGCACCCCGCGGCGGCGGCATGTTCAAGCGCGAGCACTTTCAGATTGTTGACAAGGCGCCCGAGGGCGGACGAACGGTGCGCGGATGGGACCTTGCGGCGAGCACGGAGAACGGCGCAGCCTACACCGTGGGGGCGAAGGTGAAGCTGCACGGGGGCAAGCTCTACATCCTCGACATCGCCCGGGCGAGGGTCGGACCGCACGCGGTCGAACAGCTGATTCAGACGTGCGCGAAGCAGGACGGGAAGCAATGTGGTGTGAGCATCCCGCAGGACCCAGGGCAGGCTTCGCTCGGGCAGAAGCGGACGTTTGCGGCCCTGCTCCACGGCTACAACGTTCACTTCAGTCCGGAGTCCGGGGACAAGGAACAGCGCGCAATCCCCTTTGCCGCGCAGGTTGAAGCCGGTAACGTCTACGTTGTTCAGGCTCCGTGGAATGACACGCTGTTCGCGGAAGCCGTTCTGTTCCCCAACAGCACGTTCAAGGACCAGATTGACGCGCTGACCCGAGCCTACAACTGGCTGTTGACCCGGACCGAACAGAGTCTTGCGTTGGAACCCGCGAAGGTGATCACATGACATCCATCGACACAGGCCTGGCGCAAGGGCTCGGGGCGGTCAAGAAGCCCTCGCCCTACAAGGCCGTGGGTGCTCCAGGCACCGCCATCTTCGGCGGTTACATTGTCGAGGCGGAGAAGGACAGCAGGCTGACCGGGCGTGAGAAGTTCCGGACCTACAGCAACATGCTCGCCAACACGAGCATCGTGGCCGCGGGCGTGCGCTTCTTCCTCAACCTCGTGTCGAAGGCGCAGTGGAAGGTCCAGGCGCCCGAGGACAGCGGGGAGAAGGGCGAGGAGATTGCGGACTTGATCGAGGACATCATGACCGACATGACGACACCCTGGCACCGGGTGGTTCGTCGTGCGGCCATGTTCCGCTTCTACGGGTTCAGCATCCAGGAGTGGACCGCCAAGCGACGCGACGACGGGGTGATTGGCTTCATGGACGTGGAGTCACGACCGCAGCTGACCATCGAGCGTTGGGACACGGACCCGTCCGGCACGATCCTCGGAGTGATTCAGCGCAATCCACAGACGCAGGCGGAGCTGTATCTGCCTCGTGGCAAACTGTTCTACCTTGTCGATGACTCTCTGAGCGACAGCCCCGAGGGCGTTGGGTTGTTCCGCCACTTGGCGAAGCGCAGCGTCACTCTGGACCGCTATGAGCTGCTGGAGCAATGGGGCTTCGAGCGGGACTTGCGCGGGGTGCCGGTGGGCAGAGGACCGCTTGCGGCGATGGCGGAGAAGGTGACGGCAGGCGACATGACTGCGGAGCAGGTGACGGCTCTGCGCTCGCCAATCGAAGCGTTCCTGAAGAACGCGCTGCAGGGCAAGGACACCGCGTTGTTCCTCGACAGCGCCACCTACAAGTCCACGGGTGAGCAGCAGACGCCCAGCAACATCCCGCAGTGGTCGGTGGAGCTGCTGACCGGCGGGACGAACAGCCAGCCTCAGATGGCCATGGCCATCGAGCGCTTGAACCGGGAGATGGCGCGTGTCCTCGGTGTCGAGCACCTTCTGCTCGGCTCGGACAGCGCAGGCTCCTTCGCCTTGTCGAAGGACAAGACGCAATCGTTTGGGCTCATCGTCTCCAGCACGCTCCAGGAGATCAAGGAGACGTTTGAATCAGACTTCCTCGTGCCGCTGTTCGACTTGAACGGCTGGGACCCGGAGCTGATGCCGACGTTCAAGGTGGAGCAGATCCAATACAGGGACATCGAGCAGGTCACGTTGGCTCTGAAGGACATGGCGAGCGCGGGTGCGGCACTGATGCCTGACGATCCGGCGATCAACGAAGTGCGCGACCTCCTTGGCTTGTCGCACGCTCCGGAGATGGACGTGATGCCGATTGGCCAGGGCTTGCCTCTGCCTCCGGGTGCGCCGCTTCCTCCGGGCGCTCCTCAACCCGAGCCCGACATCCAGCCCGAGGACGCGGGGACGAAGCCGGCACCGGGAGACGTGCCGCCACCGGAGCCCGTCAGCAAGCTGCTGCTCAAGCCGCACGACGGGGAGACGCAAGACCAGTTCGTGTCCCGCTTCATGGGGGACGCACGGGCCGTGACGGACTTCCCGGACAAGGCGCAGCGCTTGGCGGTGGCCTTCAACCAGTTCAAGGAGCAGTGACATGGGAGCTGTCGTCACCGTCACGATCGGCTCGGACTCGTTCAGCGTCTATGCGCTGGCGACCGATGCTGTTGCCGAAGCAACCACCTACTTCAACGGGCGGCTCGGGGCGGACGCGACTGCTTGGGCAGCGGCGACCTCGGACAACCGGAAGAAGGCACTGGTCACGGCCGCGGATTGGATGGACAGGGCCATCGAGCCGTTCCTGTCGGGCACGCGCACCGTTTCGACCCAGCCCCGAGCCTTCCCGCGCGACGGGGCGAGCTGCAACGGCACGCCGATCACGGACGGGACCACCCCAGATGACGTGGCGCGGGCGGAGTTCTGGCTTGCCGGTCAACTCCTCCTCGACAGCAGCATCGCGACGGGCACGGGGCAGGGCTCGAACATCAAGCAGGCAGTGGCCGGCAGCGCCAGCGTGACGTTCTTCACGCCCACCATCGGCTCCTCGCGTGACACGCGACTGCCCGTCACGGCGATGGACTACCTGAAGTGCTTGTTCAGCGGCGCCAACACGGCGATCGCAGCGGGCTTTGCTTCGGGCGTGAGCAATGACTCGGCGTTCGACCCGTGCGACTTCAAGCGCTCGGAGGGCTTCTGATGGAAGCCCTGTCGGTCAGCTTGGACGTCAAGCTCCACTTCATGCTGTATGAGGTGGATGGTGAGGAGCGGTTTCACGTTCACGCGAAGGGCGAGGACGGGAAGATGGTGGACGTGACCGAGCAATACGAACTGATTGCTGCGCGCGACCCGACCACGGATCGGCGCGGCATGATGCTGATGAAGAAGTAACCAACCACCCCAACAAGGAGTAGCAAGATGACCGCGAAGATCAATCAGGCCGTTGTCGCCCCCAACATCAAGGACGGGCTGTCAGTCGAGTTCGGCGAAGCCGGAACCGGCGTGGTGATCAAGGATCAGATGGTCACGGTGCGCCGTGCCCGCCTGACCCTGACTGCCTTCAGCATCGCCGTTCTCGCGGCGAATGACTACGGCGGCACGAAGCTCCTGGACCTGCCGGACCGCAACATCATGCTCCTCGGGATGGAGGTGGACACGGTTGTCACGAAGCAGGGCAACACCAACGGTGTCGTCGCGGCGACGGACATCACGATGGCGGTGGGCACGGCGACGGCGAGCAATGCCACCTTGTCCGGCGCGATGATCGACGTCATCGAAGGCACTTCGATCACCCCGGACACCCTGGCGGTGGACTTCGAGAAGCACAGCAACGATCAGGCCACGGCGACCTTCCCGAAGAAGATTGCGGACGGGGCCAACTCCGCCCTCTACATGAACATCGCAGCGGCGATCACCGCGGACTCCTCGGTGACCGTGGACGGCATCATCGACATCTTCTACGTGGACCTGGGCAAGCTCGCCTGATGCTGGCTAGCCTCTACATCCTTCGCTTCTCGAATGGGAAGCAATATGTAGGGATGACCCGAGGGCGTCCCGAGCATCGGTTGCGTTCGCACGTGAACGATGCTCGGGCAGGATCGCCCTTGTTGGTCCATCGCGCCATTCGCAAGTATGGCGTGCCGCGGTTGAGGGTGTTGATGACGGGCGATCTAGAAGCCGTTGCTGAGAACGAACGAAAGCAAATAGAGCAGCGACGAACCCTGTGTCCAAGCGGTTACAATCTTGATCCAGGCGGTCAGTATCGCACCATCAGTCCGCAGGAGCGTTTGTCTATGTCCAAGCGAGCGAAGCAGCAAGACCGTTCGCATCTTCTTGCTCCCGAGGTTCGAGCGAAGAAGGCGATTGCTATGCGCGAGGTTTGGAAGCGGCCGGGTTTCCGTGAGGACGTAGGGGCGAAGATCGCGAAAGCGAACCGAGGACGGAAAGCCTCAACGGAGACGAGACAACGTCAGCGTATCGCAGCAGCTTTGCGCTGGAGGAACGCGACACCGTGGCATAAAGAGCGCGCTGCGGAAGGCGGAAGGCATAGCGCAGCACTTCGCTGGGGGAAGTTGTAATGGGAAACCCGTTATTTTCGGTGAACATCAGCGGCATCATCAAGGACGTAGTTGGTCCTGGGGTGCTCGCTGCTACGTTGACGAAGTTCACCCCGGGAACGCGGACAGTGGGTCAGCTCACCGGCGGAACCAATCCAACCAACGCCACGTATACCTGCCGCGGCTTCATCGACAGCAAGGACGTGAAGGACCGGGCAGGCGGTGGTTTGGTTGCCGGGGGCACGGTGAAGATCGTGTTGATCGGAGACACGATCAACGGCGGAGCTACGGCGCCCGACAACGGCGATCACATCACCATCGAGGGCGCCACCTACTTGATCGACAAACTAGACCGCGACCCAGCGGCGGCAACCTACACTTGCGTGTGTGCACCGGTCTGAGCCCAGCATGCCTATCTATGAGGACCCTGCCGACCGCATCGACCGTCTCCTTGGGGCGGCGGAGCCGAAGCTACACGCAGCGTTCCTACGGATGGTGGCTGAGATCAAGAGTGCCCTTACCCTGTCCCAGATCGCGGACTTCATCGAGAAGGGGAAGCTGGAAGCGGCTCTGGATGCTGCGCTGCGCTCGGCGCCCATGATCGGCGAAGCCTACGTGGACAGCTTCATCGTTGCGGCTCGCGACACGGCGAAGCAACTGGGGTTCGCCCTCGGGGAAGTGCGCGTGGTGTTCGACCAGACCAACGTAGGGGCGGTCAACGCGATGAACCGCAACACGCTCCGGCTCGTGCGCGGCTTCACGGAGGAACAGCGAGCCGTCACGCGCAACGCGGTGTCTCGCGGAGTCCAAGCCGGACTCAACCCGCGCGAGGTGGCGCGCACGTTCCGCGACAGCATCGGCCTGACGAAGAAGCAGGAGCAGTGGGTGGCCAACTACCGGCGTGCCCTTTCGACGTTGGACCGTGATGCGCTCAGCCGAGCCCTGCGTGACAAGCGTTTCGATCGGACGGTTGCGGCTGCGATCGAGAACAACCGAGCCCTCACCCCGTCGCAGATCGACGCCATGGTGCAGCGCTACACCGAGCGCATGGTCAAGTATCGCTCGGAGGTGATTGCGCGCACCGAGGCACTGCGCTCCGTCCACCAAGGCACGGAAGCAATGTATCAGCAGGCGCTGGAGACGGGCGAACTGAAGGCGGACCAGCTCAGCCGGGAGTGGAACACGGCGAAGGACGAACGGGTGCGCGACAGTCATGCTGCGATGCATGGTCAGGTCCAGCCCTTCGGTCAACCGTTCGTCTCGGGCGCCGGCAACCTCCTCAACTACCCGGGTGACCCCGAAGCTCCGGCGGAGGAAGTCATCCAGTGCCGCTGTGCGGTGGGCACGCGCATCACAACCCTCGCGGGGATCGCATGAGCAGCAGAACCGTTCAGATCATCGGCGGGGACGCACGCCAGCATGCCTACGTCGATGGGCCCACCAACGCGCTGTTGGTCAAGGTGGTCAACCCGAGTAGCGGGGGCGGCGGAGTCCAATACAACGAAGACACTGCGCATGCTTCGGGCGACACGGGCACAATGGCGCTTGTCGTGCGCAAGGACGCAGCAGGCTCGCTGGTCAGCGCGGATGGCGACTATGCACCGCTGCAGGTCGATGCCTCGGGCGCCCTTCGCGTCACGGGCGGGGGCGGAGGCACGCAGTATCAGGAGGACGCTGCTCACACCACGGGTGACACGGGGACGATGGCCCTTGTCGTGCGTCAAGACACGCCGGGAGCCTTGGCCGGGACGGACGGAGACTATGCGCCGCTGCAGGTGGATGCTACGGGGCGACTTCGGGTCACTGTGGATGCTTCGGTGGCGCTGTCCGTCTCGAACTTCCCCGCGGTCCAACCGGTCAACGACAACGGCGGCTCCCTCACGGTGGACGGCACGGTTGCTGCGACCCAGAGCGGAACCTGGACCACGACGGTAACGCAGGCGACGCACGCCAACCTCAACGCGCAGATCCGGCTCCAGGACAAGGACAGCAGCGGCTTGCTGTCTGTGCTCAAGTCCGGACTGGCGGGCACCTTCCCACTCGATGAGTATGGGCTGCTTCCGCTGTTCGAGGTAAACGACAATCCGACTGCTGGAGGTGGAACCTTCCAACACGGGTTCATGAACGAAACGGGCGCCATCTACGTGGCGGTGACCTCGGGAACGGTCGCCATCGCGGGGACGGTAGCCGTTACGCAATCGGGCGCCTGGACGGTCGCAGCGACCCAGAGCGGGGCCTGGACGGTCACGGTCAATCAACCGGTTGCTGTGACGGACAACGCTGGTTCGCTCACCGTGGATGGAACCGTTGCGGTCAGCAGCGTTGGCGGCACGGTCGCAGTCACGCAGTCGGGCGCCTGGACCGTCGCGGCCACTCAATCGGGCACGTGGAACATAGCGACGGTGACCACGGTTTCGTCCGTCTCCGCGGTCATCCCAGGAACAGGCGCCACCAACATCGGTAAAGCGGAGGACGCTGTTCACGCGAGCGGCGACACAGGCGTGTTCGCTCTTGCTGTGCGCGGAGATGCCGAGACGGGACTGGTCAGCTCCAACGGGGACTATGCGCCGCTGTTGGTCAACAGCGTTGGTAGGCTGAAGGCCAACAGCATCATTCAAGGAGGCACCAACTTCTTCGGGCTCCTGGACGTAGTTTCCACAGGGGACCCACCCGTGGGTGGTGGCCCCGCCGGAGTCACGGTTCAGTGTGAAGTCCAGGACTTAGGTTCAGGAACGCAAACGCTGGGTCGGTTCAACCACATGTTCATGGACTCGAACACCGGCGGTGTTTGGGCCCATATCGTCAACGACTTGACGATTCAGACGATGCCCGCGGTAGGCATCAGCTCCGTCGTTCCGGGCACCACTGCGACCTCGCTCGGCAAGGCAGAAGACGCAGTTCACGCGACCGGCGACACGGGCGTGTTCATGCTGTCCGTGCGCAAGGATACCGCCACCCAGCTCGCGGGAACGGATGGCGACTATGCGCCGTTGATTACGGACGCAAGCGGTAGGTTGCACGTCAACGTCGGTAACAGCACGCTCGCGGTGACGCAGAGCGGAACGTGGAACGTCGGCACGGTGACGACGGTCACCACGGTGACGACGGTCAGCACCGTATCCTCCGTCTCGGCGGTCATCGCGGGAACGGGTGCAACCAACCTCGGGAAAGCGGAGGATGCTGCCCATACCACGGGGGACACGGGCGTGTTCGCCCTCGCGGTCCGAACGGACACGGCTACCCAACGCGCGGGGACGGACGGGGACTACAGCCCGTTCATCACGGACAGCAGCGGACGGCTCCACGTGAATGGCTTCGTCACGGAGGTGTCGCCCGGTTCCGCCAAGCTCAATCTCGGGAAGCTGGAGGACGCAGCCCATGCGGACGGCGACCTGGGCGTCATGGCGCTTGTCGTTCGTCGCGACACGCTTGTCGCTTCCGCGGGAACAACCGGCAATTACAGCCCGATGGCGGTGGATGCGGTGGGCGCCCTTTGGGTTCGGAGTGCAGACATGACAACCATCGCCCTTTCGGGCAGCACGCGCGGGCGCCCAATCCAGATCGCTGCCACAGCAACGCTCGGCACGACGATTCACACGGCCACGACAACCTCGGGGCAGCTGGATCGGCTGTTCCTTTGGCTCACGAACACGAGCAGCAGCGCGGTGACCGTGACCATCGAGTTCGGCGCAGCAGGCACTGGCCTGAACGTGAAGATCGTCGTGCCGGCCAACGAGACGGTGTTGGCGATCGACGGTGCCGTCATCGGCGGAGCGGCGACCGACACGGTGACAGCGTTCGCGAGCGTGACCAACGTGGTCAATGCCTTCGGGCGAGTGGAGCGATTGGGATGAGACAGAACCCCAAGCGAGACTCGCGGTTGATCCACCACACGTTCGAGCTGGCGGACGGCGGCGCAGCCGTGACCTCGGCGGGCTTCACGATGGGCGGGCTTATCGTCGCGGCGAGTAACACGGTCAACCCGTGCGCTCCTTCCGCGATGAAGTTGCGGCGCATTGGCGTCATGAGCGGGTGTCTCGTGGTCAACTCCGCGGGCAACTGGACGCTTCGTTTGCGCGTGAATGAATCGGGAAGCGATAGTGCCACCTTTACCTTCGGGCTCGCGGCATTGCCTGGCAGCAAGGACTTCGGCGCTTGGTCCAGCGAAGTTCTCCTTCAGGCCGGAGACACCTACCACCTCGTGGCGGACGGTCCCAGCCGCAACTTCGTCGTTGTCCGTCCTATCTTGGAGTGGGAAGTGCTCTGATGGCTACCTCCAACAGCCGTTACCTCGAAGCCGTTCAGATCTGGGACTGGATCCAGTGGCGCTTGCCTGCTGACCTCTGGTTGGAGGCGCAGCAGTCGATCCGCGACGCGAGCCCACCGGTGGTTCAGGATCCGGCCCTTGTCTCCGGGCTCGCGGAACTCCAGAACGCAGGCACGACCCGAGCGCGCAAGCTCCAACTCCTCGGACAGCTGTTGACCATCATCAAGAACCACTCATGACGACCCAAGAACCCCAAGTTGTAGTTCCCGTGAAGCTCGCCCAGTCCATCGTGGACTACCTGAAGGCTCGCCCGTTCGTGGAGGTTGCGGACCTCATCAACGGGCTCCTCCGGGCTCCTCGGGCGGAGATTCAGGCCACCCCACCCGCCATCGTCCCCAAGGAGGGCGAGAACAAGCCATGACCAAGAACAAAGTGACGCTGTTCGACCGGAAGGCGCAGGTTGTCAAGGTAGATTCCAACCTGGGGCTTGTCTTCGGGTTTGCGATCGTATCTACTCTGGACGGTGAACCCTACTTCGACAAGCAGGGTGATCACATCCCCGAGGACGCAATGCTGAAGGCCGCAACCGACTTCATGGAGCACAGCCGCATCGCCAAAGAGATGCACGCTGGCGACCAGCAAGGGTCGGTCATCTATGCGTTTCCGCTCACCACGGACATCGCCAAGTCCCTCGGCATCGTGACGAAGCAGACCGGTTTGCTCATCGCGATGAAGCCCAGCGCGGAAGTCCTGGCCAAGTTCCAGGACGGCACCTACACCGGGTTCAGCATCGGCGGAGCCTACGGCGAAATGGAGGCAGTCGCATGATCGACAAGAATGGCAAAGTGGTCAAGACCATCATGCGTTCCTTCTCGCTCGGCGAGATCAGCGCTGTCGATCGCCCTGCCCAAGCGCACGCAACCGTCGCCATCATGAAGCGGGACGGCGGAACCGTTCCGCTCGCGAAGTTCGACGCCAGCATGGCCCTGACGACGATGACCGGTGGGCACTCTCACCTCATCACGATGGGCGGGGGCGACTACAAGCGGCGCGCAGGCGACACGTCCTACGTCGATGGCCACAGCCATCCGTGGTTGATGGACGAAGCCGGCAACGTCACCGTGGGGCACGCCCAGGGGCACAATCACGGCATCGAGATCATCAGCAAGGGCGAGATGTCCGAAGCTGAACTGAAGAACCTACTGTCCAAGGAGGGTGCACCTGCGACCACCGAGGACTTGAACAAGACCGCAGGCAACGAACCCGCCGAGCCAATCGGCACTCCCGAGGATCAGACCATGACCCCAGAAGAGAAGAAGGCTGCCGAGGAAGCGGCGGCGAAGGTTGCGAAGGCGCAACAGGACGAACTGGCGAAGCTCCAGAAGCGTGCGGAGCGAGCCGAAGCCGTCGCCAGCATGACGGACGGTCACCGCGCCTACTTCAAGAACCTGAAGGGCGAGGACGCCGAGACGTTCCTGGCCAAGACGGTCGAAGGTCGCGATGAGATCGTGACGAAGGCAGCCGAAGCCAACCAGGTGGTGTTCACCGCGATGGACGGCACGACCTACCGAAAGAACGACGATGCGCGGCTCATCGCCATGGCGAAGCAGCTGGACGAGGAGAAGCGCGCACGCATCGCCACCGAAGCCCTCGCCAAGAAGGCATCGCTGGAGAAGCGCGCGGAGGATCTGAAGCACATCCCGGGCACGACGGAGGAGCGCGTGGCGTTGCTGAAGGGCATCGACATGCTACCCGAAGCGGAGCGTGCGAGCGCGATGAAGGCGCTGCAGGCCCAGAACGAGCGGCTGGGCGGTGCGTTCAAGCGCATCGGTTCGGCGGCGGCTCCGAACACGGAGACGGAGGACAGCACGCTGTCGTCGATCGACACGCTGGCGGCGGAGATCGCCAAGCGCGACAGCATCACCTTCGAGGCTGCCTACACGAAGGCGCTGAACACCCCCGAGGGCCAGAAGCTCTACAACCTCCACGTGGAGAAGCGGCAGGCCGCTTCGTCGAAGGCCTGACCCAAGGCACGCAGCCCCTTCGCGGGGTTGCGTGAACCCCAACCCCTCCTACAACACAGAACAGAGAAGACAACATGGCCACTTTCCAATCGGCTCGAACCGTCAGCGTCATCGCGGGTTCGGCCATCAGCCCCTACCGCTTCGTGGTCCAGGCGACCAACGACAGCAAGTATGACCACGTCGGCACTGCGCAGACGCGCATGGACGGCATCAGCGCCGAAGGTGTTGCCGCGGACGGCAACGTGTTCCCGATGGTCGTGCCGGATGGCTCGTTCGTGAAGGTCGAAGCGGGCGCCACCCTCGCGGTGGGCGACCTCATCGCCAGCGACAACACGGGCAAGGCCATCGTGCACGTCAGCACGGCGGGAAACTACATCGCGGGTGTCTGCCTCAAGGCAGCTGCCTCGGGCGACATCGCCGAAATCCAGTTCATCCGGGACCGCGACCAGGCCTGAGCCTGGTTCCCAGCAACCCACAAACCTCAACGGAGCCAAGTCAGATGCCCTACGTTCAACCGTCGCGGTCCGATGTCCATGTCGATCGGCCGCTCACCAACATCAGCATCGCCTTCATGCAGAGGGCGGACAACTTCATCGCGGACCGCGTGTTTCCGGTGGTGCCTGTCGCGAAGCAGAGCGACAAGTATTTCACCTATGACCGCGGCATGTTCAACCGCGATGAGATGAAGCTGCGTGCTCCGGGCACGGAGTCCGCCGGTGCCACCTACAAGCTGTCCACCGACAGCTACTCCGCCGATGTGTGGGCCCTCCACAACGACATCGCGGACCAAGTGCGCGCCAACGCCGATTCGCCCCTGCAGCTGGATCGCGAAGCCACGGAGTTCTTGACGGTCAAGGGCTTGATCCGCAAGGAGAAGGCCTGGGCTGCCACGCACTTCGTCACGGGTGCTTGGACCACGGAGCGCGCGGGTGTTGCGTCCGGCCCCACCGGCACGCAGTTCCTCCGCTGGGACGTGGCCGCCAGCACGCCGATCGAGAACGTGCGCAGCGGCGCGAGTGCCATGGCCGTCCTGACGGGCTTCCGCCCGAACAAGATGGTCATCGGTCGCAACGTCTACGATGCGCTGCTGGATCACCCCGACATCGTCGGGCGCATCGACCGCGGCCAGACCGCAGGCACGGCGATCGTGATGCGCCAGAACCTCGCGGCCCTGTTCGAGATGGACGAAATCCTCGTGATGGACGCCATCGAGAACAGCGCGAACGAAGGCGCGACGAACGTGCACGCCTTCATCGGCGGCAAGCACGCACTGCTCGCCTACGCTGCCCCGAACCCGGGGATCATGGTGCCGTCCGCTGGCTACACGTTCAGCTGGACGGGCTTCCTGGGTGCTGGCGCCCTCGGCACGCGCATCAAGCGCATGCGCATGGAGCAGCTGGAGGCGGACCGCATCGAGATCGAGATGGCGTTCAGCCAGAAGAAGGTCGCTGCGGACCTCGGCAGCTTCTTCCTCAACGCGGTCAGCTGAGATCGCGGGACGGAAGCAGCAGGCTGATTGAGCCGGAATGAGCTGGTCTCATTCCGGCTCATTCCACTACCCATTCGGAGAAAGAACCCCATGACTGCGACGATGCCCCGCTACGTGCGCCACTGGAAAGAGCGCTACGAACCCGGCGCCCCCTTGATCTTCCTCAAGCGGCTCAACCTCGGGGTCGAAGGACACGAGACGGTCAGCCCGGGAGACGACGTGACCCCAGCCATCCGCAAGGTGCTCGGCGAACATCGGCTGAAGGTGTGGTGGAACGCGAGGGTGATTGGCTCGAAGGAATACGCCATTGGCATCGGGTTGATCCCCGAGCCGAAGGCAGCGGAGCCCGTGCCCGAGCGCATCGCCCCTGTCGGCGGCGGCTGGTTCGAGGTTCGGCTGACGGATGGGACGCTGAAGCGAGTCCGAGGCAAGGAACCGGCCCTCAAGCTGGCAGCGGAGCAGCAGTGACGGATGGCTTCGCGCAACATCCGAATCGTCGTGAAGTCCTTGGAGGACTTCATCGACAAGGTGATGCGCAAGCTGACGCTGGACATCGTTGCCAATCTCGTCTCGGCACCCGATACCGGCTACGGCACGCCGGTCGATACCGGGTGGGCAAGGGCGAACTGGGTGCCCAACATCGGGTCCCCGCAGACCACAACCGAAGGAACGCGCGAAGCGGCGGAGGCAGGTAGCGTGAGCACCGCCGGTCAGCAAGCGGGCGTGGCGAAGGTAGCCACCAGCTACAAGCGCAGTCAGGGTCCCATCTTCATCAGCAACAACGTCCCCTACATCGTGCACTTGAACGAAGGCAGCAGCAAGCAGGCGCCGAAGGGCTTCGTTCAGAACGCGATCGTGAAGGCGGTCACGGTGGACTTGTTCGTTGGGCTCGGCGGAGGAAGGACCTGATGGTCAACCTGGTCGATGCTCGGGAAACCATCTACCAGCGGTTTGCTACGCTGTGGGGCACGACTTCGGCAATCACCTTCGACAACGAAGCCTTCACCCCTCCGGCCGGTCAGCCCTGGGTGCGCGTCTCGGTGCGGCACTCAGGCTCCACGCTCGAAGCCATCGGCGGCTCGGGCTTCGGCGGCATGAACACCTTCCAGCGCATCGGTCGGTGCGTGATTCAGGTGTTTGTGCCGATCGACGCAGGAACTCGACAAGCGGATACCCTCGCGCAAGCTGCTCGCGCTATCTTCGAGGGCACTACGCTGTCAAGCAATGCAATCAGATTCACCAACGTAGTTCTCCGGGAGATCGGTCCAGACGATGCCTGGTATCAGATCAACCTGGAAGCCACCTTTCAATACGACGAACGGAAGTGAGCCATGGCACGCGTCAACACCAACAACACCAGTCTCCGCTACGCCATCGAATCCTCGGTGGGTGTGCTTCCCGGTTCGCCCGTCTGGAAGATCGCGGAGTTCAACACCATCGGCGCCTACGGTGCTGAGATCAGCACGACGGTTCGCCGTCCGATCAGCCAGGACCGTGGCCGCAAGAAGGGCACCGTCACGGACCTCGACAGCAAGGTGGAGTTCGAGACGGACCTCACGCTGGCTGCCTTCAGTGACTTCACTGAGGGGTTCATGTTCGCGGAGTGGGTCAACCTGGAGTTCGACCTGCGCGCCGGAACCACGCTCACCCCTCCGCCTGCGGTCACGAACGGCTACACGATCGACGCGGCCAGCGCGACCTTGGCCGGCAAGATGCAGTGGGTCACGGCCAGCTACGGCACGTTGGTCTACGCGAAGGGATACGCCACGGCTGCGAACAACGGCCTGAAGGTGCTCACTGCCGACTTGGCCACGTCGGGAACGACCGTGACCGTCACGGGTCAGGGTGTCGTAGCGGAGACTCCGCCCACCAACGCGATGCTGAGCGTTGCCGGGGTGCGCGTGCTCGATGACGCGGACCTGACGCTCACCGTCTCGGGCTCAACGGCCACCTTGGTCAGCGCCGCAGCGATCACCAACTGG